CTTACCGCTACGTCTTGGACATCCCAGGGTATATGTGGCACCGCCGACGACCTGAGGGCAAGGCTGAGCTTGACAAAATATCACTGGCCGTCGCGCAAAACTACACTTTCATGATGACTGCCCTGTACGTCGTCGGGAACCGCTTCGCCAAGTCATTGGGCGGGCGTTCCTCTTTAGCAGCCCTATTCTTGGAGACAACCAGCATGATGAACTCCGACCTGCCACGCTTATATTCCGGGCTAGGGACAGTGTACTGGCATCTCAAGGGCAAGGCGAGCGAGCGGGTAAGCTCACTGCAACCTAAAGATCCACACCTCCCGATGAAACAGGCAGCGCGGATTGGCGCCTTTATACTTCGGCATTCCATCCCTGACGTGCAAATTCCAGGCGTGATCCAGGACCACATGGGGAGAGCGATTGAGATGTTCGCGAAAATTGCATCTCTGCGCCCTAGAACAGCGGCTAGCCGAGCGATCACCGGGCAACTGACAGCTGGCCCGAAGTGGAGCGGGACGGCAAAGTTGTTTGTAGACAGCCTCGCGACGGACGAACCTTATCAGGTCTTGGCAAGTGCCACCGCCACTGGCAAAAGCACTGCATTTGTAGCAGCTGTCTTACAGCGGCTGCCGAAAGACAAAGTGGTCTGGTTGCTTGAGCCACGTGTCGTGCTGAAAGACAATTATAACAACCCTTTTCTTGCCAGCACTGACCAAGTGGTGCGAATGAACAGGGACACCATCCTCGGAGCTGAAAACCTGATCGTGGCGACATACGGGTCTTTCTTAGCCCGAAAAGACGCCCTCGACGTGAGCCGGGACGTGATATTGTGCGATGAGTTCCACGAGTCTAGCCCCGAGCAAATTGCAGTCGAAGCTCTGACTAGGTCCTTCGATCGTCTGTTCATGAGTGCGACCCCTTCTACAACCTTGTATCCAGGTCTGAAAAAGATCTTGGAGTCAGGAGTGCCTCGCCCTTTTGTGGTCCATGACCACCCTTTGGAACTGGACGTCCCAGGCTTATTCGCAGAAGCTGAAAGGGCGTACCCAGATTTGATCAAAAGATCATTGATCATTGTGCCAACTATCAGTGAGGCCAACAAATTCATGCAACAATTGCGGGGAGGGGGTTACGATGCCTCCATCATGACTCGACATGAGCGAGACGTTCCCCCAACAGGCATCATTGTCGCTACACAAGTGGTCGACTCAGGGATCGACATTGACCCCCCGGTCGACATTGTCATCACTTCTCACGAGATGATTGTGGCCAACAGGGGCAACCTCCAAAGGGTCACTATCCCCGGTTCGACGTTGGAACAGCGGAAAGGCCGGAGCGGGCGTCGAAGAGACGGCCACGCTTTCTACAGGCCCGTCGCTGGGTCGGGTCGCCAACCCGTTATCTACCCTAACTGGGGTTTGTTCAACACCACAGTGCTGCTGCATGAAAGGTACAAGCAGGCTTTCGGGCTGATAGTCACTGTTGTCGCTGTCGATGACATGAGCCCGCGAATCATGCAAAACGCGGACCCGACATCTCTGCGCATAGACCTGGACAGCGTGAATTACGCCGATGACGTGAACGGGATGGTGGTCTCTCTCAAAATCTACTATCGAGTCTTGTGCTTCACAGGTGACCACGTCAC